AAATTTGTGGATATGCAGTAGATATATCTGGATCATTTAGTCCTGTCCCTGGATCTATTAATTCTTTAAATGAATTTGATATCTCTTTTGTTAAAGCATAAAGACCTAATTTACTATTTGGATTTTTTGCGTCTCCATACTGAGTATAATAATCGTCTATATATGATTGAATTTGAAATGCTTTATTTTGTATAAACCACTTTTTTTTACCTAAAGAATCAGTAGGTATTTGAGCTTTTGGATCAAATTTAGTACCAGCAGGTATTTCATTTATAGCATAATTTATTAGATTACAGAAATCAACACCGGCAACTATTTCAAGAAGTTTAATTATTCCTTTATCTAATGCTTTTTTAATAGGATTAATCTCATTTTCTTTAACAGTATACGATCCATATAATATTTGATTTGTTTTTACCTGTGCCTTAATTATAAAATTTCTTGTTACTCCAATTGCTTTTTCTAATCCTTTAGCATAAGTTATGTTTATATCTTTTGCATCTCTACTTAGTGCTACTACAGGAGTTTTTTTTGCAGTTTCTAAAACCGCAGGATTTAGTTTAGTAGCTACACTAGTAGGAGCACTAACTTTAGTTTTATTTGTAATTGGTATTGTTACTTTTTCTGCCATTTTATCTTGTAAATGTATTTTTAGATAAAATTGATTCAGCAATTAACGCATTTTGAAAACTTTGTGCGGTTCCAATTAATAATTTACCAGCTCCTGCTATATCACTCATTGTGGGTCCTAAATTTTCTGAAGATGCCTTACTTAAATTTCCTCCTATTTGTATAAGACTGTTTAAAAGAATTTGTAATTGTATAGTTAATGTTCTTCCTAATATAACAGGTTCACCTAATACTTTTGCTTCGTGGCCTAATTCTATATTAGGTGAATCTACTTTAACTCCATCTATAGCATCAAGATTTATTGTCTTAGTAGATGATAAAGATACAGCTTGTTTTCCAAATAAGAATATCGCATCTGATTTAGAATGCAATGTTACCCTATCAGAAGATATTATAATTTGATTACCTTTATATGGAAATTCTGGTTTAAACATTATTTATTACTATTTTCATCTTGAAACTGTGCTGATATTACTTCATCAGATATAGGAGGTTTTGCTATTTGTAATACTGGTTGTATTATAGGATTTATAATTCCTCTAAATGATCTAAGAGGGAATAAATTAATGTCCTCTAAATTTATTTCTTGTCCTGCGGTTAAATATATAGATGATTTATCTTTATTTATATCTTCTACTATAGGATCAAATTTAGTTATTGTTTTACGCTCTCCTTGACCATTAACAATAATAGTTATAGGATCTCCATTGTTACCTGAATTAGACCAATTATTACTTTTTTTCATTACTGGAACTGTACTTCCAAATCTTATAGACTGTCCAAATCTAGCCTGTAAAATAGTATCCCCTTCAAAAGGTTGTAAATTTTTTACTTCTTGATTTTCTTCAAATGTATATCCAAGAGGTAAACTACGACCTTTAGTTTTTGATCCAGGATATCCGGCCTGATTAGAAAACTGTTTTAAATATTGCGCATATTCAGACATATTAGGGAATGCTGAATGATTAGCATGATTCCATAATTGATATGGAGGAAAATAGAAAAATTGTTGATTAGAAGCCTTATCATTTAATTTTTCTGTAGGTCCCAATAATATAAGAACTATCTCATTTACTATCGGGTATTGTTTTAAAAAATTAAATATTGGCCATGCTGGTTCAGATACTTCTTCAGATTTTGAGGTTCCTAATGGAGAATATAATAATTCATATTTTATTTTCCCTATATCAGCAGGACTACCATAATCAGGATCTTTTTGTTTAGTATCACCTTTATATGGCCCTAAAACAATAGATTTTACTCTTCCAACTTGTAAAAAGTGGCCCTCGGATTTTCCATTCTCTTGTAATTGTGGTCCAAATATATATCCCATTATGCGCTAGGTAGTTGTTTAGGATCTTTAACTTTTAATGTTGTAACCTCACTAAAGAGTTGCTCTATGTCCTTTTCAGTAAGTATTCCGCTATCTTCAGCACCATCTTTTTTAGAATCAGCAGAGTCTTTTTGAAATACGGTAAGTAGCTTCATTAGTACTTCGTCATTCTTTAAGCTAGAATCAAAGAAGCCTTTTAATAGAGGAACAATAACAATAGCGTCTCCGGCTGTTTCGATCATATCTGTTAGCCTCAAAATCTCGTCTCGTAGTGTTTTATCTTGATTTTTGTGCTTGTTATATACCTCTTCCACGAGGTCTGCGATGGTTTTATCTTTAAATAGTACTTTATCTAATTCCATGACTTTTAGAATAAATATTTAGTAATCATTATTTTCTAAATAGTTGTCAAGGATTCGTTTATATATAGTTTTTAGGCGCTTTATTACTTTGGTTATTGTATTAGATTGTGCGTCTGTCATCTCTTTTACATAAATAAAGACCGCTTTTTTATTAAAAATGTCTATATTTTCTCTTTTTTTAAATATTTCTAGTATTGCATCAGCTATTTTAAGTTCATCATTCTTTTCAAAAAGTTCTAGTAAATTATCGTCTACGTATTTAATAAATAGCTCGACAATCTCTAATTTATCCAATTCCGGTTCAGGTTCTTTAACAATAATACTATTTACAAGAGCATTATCGTCATTTTGTTCGCCTATTTCTGCCTTAGATACTAACTTTTTATAGTTTTTTTGATTATAAATGATCAAATATCTCTTAGCAATAGTGCCAAAATAAGAATATGCCTTACCTTTTGATTGATCATAAAGGTCTAATTTTTGTAAAAGAAAAGAAATAACCTCATATTTTAAATCCTCAATATTATCAACCTCTGTATAATAGAATTTAAATGTATGTATAATATTTTCTACTAATTTATAAAACCCATAATGGATATCTTGATTATAAATCTTGTTTCTTTCCGCTAAAGAACCACTCTTTCTATATCTAAGAATAGCTTCCTCAGTTTCAGAAGTAAAATAATTATTTTTTACCTTTGGTTTTCTTTTCCTAGGCTCTCCTTTTTTAGTTAACAGTAAAATCTCTTCCTCATTTCCTAATTTTGCTTCCATATTAAGAGTCTATAAATTGATTAATTGATGTTTGCATAGTTTTGACATTTTCCATAAGTAGTAAAAACTCAGGATCTGATTGAACCCATAACTTAGAGTCTATTTGCTCAGCCGCCTTATTAATATCTCTCATGGATTCTTTAATTCCATTAATAAAAGTTTGCTGATTCAAAACTATTGCTTCTAATTTTTTATTTTTTTGAAATAAATTCCAAATTATGTATCCTATTACGGATACTATCCATATTGATATTGAAAAGATTAGTGTTGTCATATTTTATTTATTTGTAGTTCTACTTTACTTGCCATCAAATCTGCTTGATGTAGAATAAAAGCAATATTAGATCTTAATTCATTATCTTTATTATAGGTAATGTAGTAAGCTTTATTAGATTCCTCATATAAACCGTCATGAAGTTTAATAGCAAGATACTCATTTTGAGTTACTGGAACACCTGCTTTTTGAAGATAGAATAAACTCCTATCTGCAACTCTCATGTATGTTATATTAGGATTGTATTTATATATTGCTCCTTGTTTTTCTATATGCCATTGGGAATCATTAGGAAGATACATAGGTTCATCATTAGTTCCTAGCTTGCCTAGATCATGATTAATAGCTGAAAATACTAATTCTTCTGTACTATAATCTTTTTTCTGGCCAAATCTATCCCATACCTTTTCAAATACTAAAGAAGCCTCAACAACTCTTATAACATGATCAATATATCCACCAGCAAATGCATTATGATGATCTAATTTAGTAGATGCAGGAGAAGTAACTAATGTTTCTTCAATAGATTTATAAAAATCAATAAGTTTATCTTTTCTACTATCACTAATGTATTTTGTAATAATTGAATAGAACTTATTCAGATTTTCTAACATCTGTTCAGGTTGTAATTGTTTCATAACTATTTTTTAAAATGAATCTTGCTCAGTATTAATTAAAACTTCTATTTCTTTTAGTTTAGTTTCTATTTTATCTATTTGAACAGAAAACTCTTCTCTAGGTCTATTATCAGAAAGCATAGCTTTTTGAACATTTATAAAATTTGCTATCTCAAAAAACTTTTTTAAAATTAATTGTTTATTTCTCATAATGCTAATTTAATTTATTTTTTATATAATGTAACATACTATCTATAGAGTGCATAGGAATTCCTGTTACTCCACCATCAAAATCTTTATATTTGCTAATCATTTCATAAGAATTAGCAATATATAAGATCTCTAGAATTCTATCTTCTTTATCTGTTATTAGTATCATAGGATATTCTTCGATACCAAGTAAAGTTTCTAATGAATCACATTGATTAGGATTATCTTCACAATTAGTAAATTTATAGATAATATTATTATTGGACAACTCTTTTTTTAATTTTTTGCATCTACTGCAATCTTGTAATGTTATCAATTGTATTTTCATGTATCTATATCATTAAATTCATTATCTATTTTTTCCATTATCAAATACCATGCTTTTTTTTCG